TACCATATTGCTTTGTCCAAGTCTTCTATGACTTTCCCTTTATGTTGATGTCTCCATAAATATTTTATAGCGTTACCTTGTAAATAAAATTTAAAACTATCTCCAAGTGCAGACTTAATTGCATCAATACACTCTATGTCTCCTTGTTTATAGTGTGGTGGATGATTTACATTATCTGTCATAACGCAAACCTAAAGTGCATATTCGTTTGTGGTAATAGTACATGTAGTTCATCCTTTGCTCTTGTGGCGCCAACATAAAATACTCTTTGTTCATCGTCTGAGTCTTTCTGATACGCGTTGTATGTTTTTAAATTCATATCTGTCGCAAGTAATACATTATCAGATTCGCCACCTTTTGCACCATGAATTGTAGATATTTTTATGCGAGGTTTCTTAGTTATATCTTCTTCTCCAAGACCAAGACGTAATAGATATGCTCTATCTTTAAGATTAATTTTGTCCAATGCTTGATGCCATTCACCCACACTAAAAGGACCTAATAAAACTTTCAAAGTGTCCATGTCGTATAAATGACTGTCGTTCATTATATCTATTTTATCATTAGTTCCTTCTGCAACTTTCTTATAATAAAATATTTTCTTAATTGTTTTTTTGTCTACCGGATTACCTTCAACTAATTCATTCCAACCTATAACTGCTTCAAACATTCTTTGAGGTATTGGACGAACGTTGTTTTTAAATTCTTGTTTTTCATACCATAGACCTTGATTACGACAAGCCTCTTCTAGTTTGTTTAAAATAAATTTATCTCTTCCTAGTATCAACCAGTTGCCAACAGAAAGATCAACACTTTCAATGGTTTGGTGATACTTTAGTAAACCCTCTTCTTCTCTTGGTTCCCAATCTTTTTCAATTCTGTTCTTTGTTATTTTAATTATACCATCAGCAAATTCCTGTATTTGTTTTTTAACTCTATAAGATTGAGGAAGTGTTATTTCTGTAGCAGGGTACTCTATAAATCTTTCAACGTCTGCGCCCAACCATCTGTAGATCGCTTGGTCATCATCACCTGCAAGATAAAGTTTCCCTGCTGTTGATGCAAAATGTTCTACCATAGACCATTGCAAAGGAGTTAAGTCCTGAGCTTCATCTATAAAAACCACATCAAGTTGAGGTAATAAGTTTTCATTAACTGCTTCGTAGCACATATCAGAATAATCAATGTAACCGTTGACCTCTTTGTATTGATCGTATGCTTGAGAAAAATATTCTAAGAACTTCCATTCCACAACAGATGAGTCAACATACTTTTTGTAATGCTCTTGTAGTGATATGCCTCTTGCTCTAGCTAAATTATGATGAGTTAAATATATATTGTCAGATAACCCTGTTTCTTTATCTACAGAAAGTTTTGCTTTTAATCCTATTTTATCACCAAAAGATTTATACTGAGCTTTGCCCATAACCGCTCTACCTTCTAAATCTATACAATGATAGCCACAAGAATGTAACGTAGAAAACCATTTAAAACTTTTTGCTTCAAGATCAAACTTTTCCATAGCTCTATCTCTTGCTTCGTGTGCTGCTTTCCTAGTAAAAGAAAAGTAACCTATCTTATCAATGTCATTCTTTTCCATCTCTTCTTTTACATAATCCAAAAGAGTTGTAGTTTTTCCTGTTCCCGGAGGACCTAATAGTTTAATAACCTCAGCCATTATGCTTCATACTCTTTCTTGTCTTTCATATCAGGGATAACAGTTTCAATATCTTCCATTTCATCTACAAATTCAGGTATGGACCATACCTTTATAATTTTGTCTTTGTCCCCAGACGAGTTCATTCGTAAACTTATCTTCTCTCCTTTTAATTTATCTTTTAAAACAAAAGTAATTTTTGTTCTGTTGAATGCATTAAACTTTTTCTTTTGTAAAAAATCTTCCAAATCTTTTAATAAAAAATGATGTTTACGATTAGTATTGGCCTCTCTATTTAACCATGGTTTACCTAAACTAATTTCTTCTTTAGTTTCTGCTGCACCTTTGTTTGTGCACCATTCTTTTAGATAATCTATAAATATCTCTGTATTACTTGTACCTGTTATACCAGGACTATCGGTTGATTCACCAAGTAATGCGTTGATTTTTTCTGCCCAACGTGGGGCCGGTATAGTTCCTGGCATAATCTTTAACTGTTCAATACATGCTTTTTGAAAACGTGTTTGTAATTGAAGATCATCCGTTGTAAGCTCTAAGGTTGTGCCTCCATCTAAAGTCATGAACCATATAGGAGGTTCAACTCCAAATCGTTCTAAACCGGCAGGAGTAATCTCAAGATCAACTTTACCTTTGCCATACTTGCGTTTGTAGCATTCTTTCTTATTACAATTAGATGCTAAAGGTTCTTTACTACAGCCATAGTCATATTCTTTTTTAGTTATAGAATTAACTATAATATCAATTTCTTTTTCATCTAATGGCGGATCACATATATCCTCGTTGACCGTTAACAATTTTAATTTAATTTTTTTCTCACCAGACTTTTGATAATAAACAGCTATGTTTGTCATTGTCTCATTACGACCACCCTCTGGTATGCCATTGGAATACAGTGTATTTAAACATGGCGGGCCTCCAACAAAGAAATCCTCTAGTTTTAAATATTCTTTTTCTGCTCCATCTTGTGCGTAAATATCATACAGTGTATAGAACTGTTCTATACTACAAGGATTACCATCGTCATCTAAAGCGTATCTCTGACTATCTTCACAATTAAAGTATGGAAGGTTTAGATAGTTCCCTGTTTGTCCTCTATCCAATAACAACTTAGTTTGTTTTGGAAATATCTCCGATCCCGCACAACCCAAAAAAGAAGCAAACTCCTTTAACTTGGACTGCACGAGACCAGCTTTCACAGGGACAGTGAAAAACATAAAGACATGAGCTCCACCACTCTTTGATCTAAACACAATCAAAGGTAGCCCATGCTTTCTAATCTTTTTAATTAAATCAATATGACTAAAACCATTGTAAATATCAATGTCAATACATCCCCACCTACAAGAATTATTTTCATCAATTGGTATAATTCCTAAACTTGTTTTGCCACTTAAATGATCTTCCCACAAATGTTCGGGTAGACCCTCTGGCTCTCTAATAATTTGATTCTTCCCTTGCAGTTTACCTGCATCATTTTTATCTTCGGGTATAAATTTACCATAAGCAATATTCAACCCACTAAATATCTCTATAAACTTGTCTTTCATCGTGTCCCTTTATATAAAAAGGGCGGCTTGCGCCGCCCTTAATCTTAGTATGAATTAGAAGCCGCTGCTTGCGCTTCTTCCTCATGTGACACCTTAACAGTATCTTTACCCACTGCTTGTGAGAAAGATTTAGCTGCTTCGTAAATGCCTTTATCACTAACGGGACCAATCTTTTGAATGTCCCACCCAAACCAAGTCCCTTTTGAATTGGACTGTGGTACAGTTCTCAGCTTGTAAGTATGACTATAAGACGGCGGTGTAAAAGGTCCGTTCTTACCTTGCATCTTCAAACCAAGCATCATGGAGTTCCACTTACGTGAAACTTTTCTTTGCGTAGCTTTCATAGTAATAAGCGCTTGCTCGTAACCATTTTCACTAACTACTAAAACATAATGATTTGCAGTTTCATCGATGACGTTACCGTTAGCCATTCTGTTTTGATAGTTAGAATCACGAGGTGCTTGACTGATATCAAAATCAGCCCCATGTATTGCTACGGGTGCACCGCTGCCTTTACCGCGCTCGCCCCACTCTATAAACTCACGTTTATAGTGGCAAGGTATAATGTCTATACCTTGTTCTCCATCGTACAAGTTGCCAGACACAGTGTTGTAAATCATGCCCGGCTCTGAACCTTCGACATAATTATTACTTGTCTTGTTGCATTGAGGAGAGAGTTGACTTAACACTTTCAAAAATGGAAGTGCTAAATCGTCCGTGGAACTTACGTTCTCAAGACCGCTCTGTGTTTCTGCGTCAGCCATGAACATATTTGTGTCTACTGACGCTATTTCGTTTTTCGTTGTTTTTGCTACTTTATTCATTATTATTTTTTCCTTGTAACTTTTGCTTGCCTACCAACAAACGTTTTAAAAATATCCTCGGGTGGTAGCTCTGCACCTTTTTCGTGCAGTTCCCGAAGAGTTGCTTTCAGAGTCATTGGTTCAACTTTTAAATCTTGTTGAACCTCGTACCCATTGGCGGTGGCTAACTTGGAAAACTCCAATGCCTTCCCGTCTTCGTTACGACCAAACCTAGCTGATATTTCATTCTTGATAATATCTCCTAAGTTATTGTCACGAAGCCATTGATATGCCGTTGCCCGTTCATCGGGATCTTTTGGCACACTAATTCCGTAAAAATTCTTTATTTCTATTGCACTACCATCATTTAATTTAAGTTGTGTCAAGTTCTTTTCTTGCATTAATGCAGGTATTTTTTCATTCCTGACACTTAACATTTCTTCTTTAATGTGTTTCAATTGATTCTCGAGGGTGGATGCTTCGTTCTCAAGATCGACCAATCTTTGACAACAATCCGCGATGCTCAGGAGACCAGAGTCATTCACTCTCTCCAATTGATCCTTTTCAAAGTCTATTGTATCACCGTTATAATCAATTTCATTCATCACTTTCTTTCTCCTTGTTATAAAGGTCTATCGATAATGAATAATACTTTCTATCTCTGCGATCCCATTTTAATAGTTTTACTCTACCAAAATTAAGATCACTTGCTACTAGACAGGATATAGCAATTAATCCTGGATCTCCAGCAGCTATCAAGTAGTCACCATCGTTAAAACCTTTTAGTTTCTTTCTTAACGAGTTTATGGCCGCACCCGAACTTTTCATTAACTGAGCAAATTCAGAAAATAAAAATTTTACTTCACCGTATGGTGACGCTTCTAACACGTCGTATTTAGGAACGCCATCGGCAGTTCCTCTCGGTTCTTGTATACAGTATACAGTCATACTAACTTTCTTGACAAATTATATAGCATGTATTATATAATAAATCAAGAAAGAAAACTATTATATTTTATAAAGAAAGAATTAAGAGCAGAAATGGCAGAAACCATGGACTACCGCTTTAAAACAAAACCATATCAACATCAAATTGATGCGTTAAAAGTTAGTTATAAAAAGAAAAATTTTGCATTGTTTTGTGAAATGGGAACAGGCAAATCAAAAATATTATTAGATAATATTGCTATGTTGTATGACGAAGGTAAGATTGAAGCAGCTATTATTGTTGCACCAAAAGGTGTTTATAAAAACTGGATAGAGCAAGAAATACCTACACACTTACCAGAACACATTGATTGTAGGACGTTTCAGTGGTCTGCTCCAAGCTCTAGATCTAAACAAGATCAAGAACTATTAGATCAACTGTATGTACAAACAAGAGACCCCTCTTTGACTTTGTTTGTTATGAACATAGAAGCCTTCTCATCTAAACCTGGAATGGAAGCAGCTCAAAGTTTTTTAATGTGTTACAAGTCAATGATGGCAATTGATGAAAGCACTACAATAAAGACACCATCGGCCAAACGCACCAAAAATATAGTGTCCGTTAGCCGTTATGCGTATTACAAACGCATCATGACAGGCAGTCCTGTCACCAAAAGTCCTTTAGATTTATACTCACAATGTGAGTTTTTAAATGAAGAATTGTTAGGGCATAGTTCTTACTATACATTTAGAGCACGCTATGCCAACATGCAGACAATTAACGTTGGCGGTCGTTCGGTGAATATTGTTAGACCCAATAATAGTTATCGTAACCTTGGAGAACTGTCAGATATTGTTAGTAAATTTTCCTATCGAATATTAAAAGAAGACTGTCTTGATTTACCGGACAAAGTATTTGAAAAAAGAATAATTGAAATGACACCAGAGCAACAACGTGCGTACACAACTATGAGACAGATGGCGCTGGCAGAACTTGATGGCAAACTTTGTTCAACTGTAAATGTACTGACACAACTTTTACGTCTTCATCAAATCACTTGTGGTCATTTGAAAACGGATGATGGGTCAGTTACACATTTAAAAAATAATCGATTAACAGAATTGATGTCGTTGTTGGAAGAAACCGAAGGCAAGGTTATAATATGGGCAACTTACGTTTCTGACATAGAAAATATAGTTGTTGAGTTAAAAAAAGCTTACGGAGAAGCCTCTACAGTGGCATATTACGGTGCAGTGGACCCTAGGGTCCGCCAGAAGCAAATCACGCTATTTCAAGAGAAAAACGGCCCTACACGCTATTTTGTTGGAAATCCACAAACTGGAGGGTATGGAATCACACTTACAGCGGCTAACACTGTAGTATACTACTCAAACAGTTATGACTTGGAAAAAAGATTACAATCAGAGGATCGAGCACACAGAATTGGTCAAACAAACAAAGTTACATACGTTGATCTGATATGTGAAAAGACTGTCGATGAAAAAATTGTAAAAGCATTACGCAACAAAGTTAATATTGCAAACGAAATATTAGGTGAAGATCTTAAGGATTGGATTTAAATTATTTCAGATATGATAAATATTATTCCAAGTAACATTGATATGGCTGCAAATGATGCTGCTGCTCCCATAAACCAAGTCATCATCTGTCTTAGTTCAAATGTATGTTTATTTATACGTTCTTGCTGTGCCTGCATATTATCAAGCTTCTCTTCAAATACTTGATAACGCAGTTGACATTCTGCTAAGTGTGTTTCTAAAGCTGCTTTTGTTTCGTCGCTCATTTAAAACCTTTCTGCAAAAACGAGACCATCGTATTGAGAATATATTTCTCTTAATCTGTCTCTATTTATAAAATCACTAAATTTAAGTCCTCTTGCTCTTAAAACATTTCTAAATCTTTTGTCATTTAATAAAGAATTAAAATTATCTGCTCTAAATTTACCACTAAAAATTATAGCTAAATCTTTTTTAGATATTCTTCGACCAATTTGTCTTAAAATATATTTTTTTTCGTATCCAAGTTTTTCAGCATCTTTAAATATTTTTCTAATTTCAGCAAAATTTCTATATTTATTTTCTAACAATCTTTCATATTCTCTATAAATAGTTTCAGGATTAACATTAGCTTTTGCAAAAGAACTTGTTAATAATCTTTTAGCTTCTATTTGATCATTTAAAAAACTATTAACATTAAACCCTAAAGAATTACCGACATTTGTTTCGTTAATTCTTATACCTGCAATTAAAGCTAAGGCTTCGTCTGAAGCGTTAAAATCTTTATAGGTTCCTTTTTCTCCTACAACACCTCTAGCCATATTAGTAACTTGCGTAAATGCTCCCGGAGTTAGTCCGTTTAAAATGTGAAACACACCTTTTACTACGGCATCTGAAGCAGTATCTTCTGAACTAAATATTTTTCTACCAGAAGATGTTACACCACCTCTAATAACTAAATCATTTATCTTCTCTGTTATTATTGATTCACTTAAAAATGGAGATAACAAACTTGTAAAAGCACCCGGACCATCAGCATCTCCAAAAAATGCCTTAAACATTATGTCATCTAATTCTTTTTCTTCTAAACGACCTTTATTAATTTGACCCATAGCTGCGTAATATGGAGCGCTTAAAACATCATACGGACTTTGATAAGCAAAGTTTATAAATTTATAAACAGTTTGATCTCCTTCTGTTCTTTTAGATACAGGCACTAGCGGACCTGTTTTGTTCCAAGGTGCAACAAAAGATTCTCTCATTGCATTTAATTGTTCTTCACTAACTCCCACCAAATTCATAGCTGTTTCTTGTGCAACTTTTCCAGCAGCCAGCGCTGAACTAAAACCTATTAATTTTTTAGCCCCCGACTGACGAACAAAAGGATCACTTGATTGCATTTCTCTTAAACCAAATTTAATTAAGTTAAAACTTGTACGATACATTTCTGCTGGAAATGAAATAAAGTTACCAAGGGGCAATCGTCTTAAATTTTGAACTAAAGTTGGTACGTAAGAATAGTTAGGATATGTGTTTTTAATTGTTTCAGCAGCAATCTCTCCTATTATTTCTTCTCTTGTTTTTATTGATTTGCCATCTGGCATATACTCATTAAATTGTCTTCCAAAAACTTCTCTGTAATATTTTTTAGCATCATCAACATGTCTCGCTACTCCATTTTCATCTAATCCACCTTTAATAATGTTTAATAATTTTGATCTTTCAAATTCATAACCAAATATTTTCCAAACATCGTCACCTCCTTGGTATATTTTTGTAGCGTTACTTAGTATAGAGTTATCTTGAAGACTTTTAAGAATAGCTTCGGTAGTTCCTAATTTTCCAGTTGATTCTGTGCTTTTAACAATGTCATCAATTAATGACGTTACTTCTCTAGTAATAATATTAGAATTTGTTATTCCTCTTCTCCTGTACTCTTCTCCCTTAGCAACCAATCTTTCTACGTCAAACGCTCCTTTAGGACCTATCACGTCTTCAAATACTAACTTCATAGAATCACGAAGACTAGCTCCTCTTCCAAAATGACCGTTGGCCAATGCAAACATGGCCGCTGACTCTACATTTCTTATTTGTGTTGTTGGACTAAGAACAGTTTTAGATAATTGAGAAATACCTTTTGTAGCTAAAAAAGATTTATAGATAGAACTTTGTAAAAGTATGTCGGTAGCTAAAGTTTGACCCTTTAATGCTTGAGCTATTTCAGGCGTTGTATATTTACCTATGATATTTTTGCCAAGTATTTTACTTACTCCTTGATCAGTTATTTTTTCAAGTTGATACGAACGTATTCCAGTGTTTCTTCTAAAAGCTAATTTAGCTGCGGCTTTACTACTGGCTTCAATTAAAACTCCTTTTTCTCCCAACACTTTTGCCAATTCATCAAACGTTCCTTTCTTTCCTTGAATAGTACCAAATTCTGCAACTGTATCTAAAATTTGAGCTCGCTTGTCTACCGATTCTCCAAAAATTTTTCTAATGGCATCAGGCAGTTCTTCTCTTTTACTTAAAAAACCTTTTACACTTCCTATCTCTCCCTCAATGTATTCTGCCGCTCTTTTAATTAAATTTTCTGTAGATTTACCTTCAGCAACACCTAAATCAATTAACTCATCAACATGAGCTTCTGCTGTTTCTCTAAGTAAAGCAGGATTGTCTTTAAATTCTTTTGATAAAATATTTCCACTTTCATCTGTTTTTCCTAACATTTTAGAAAACAAACTTACCGCAGCTTCTTTATCTTTAGGGTCAACACGATAACGAGAACTTCTAACAATTTCGTATGTTCTGTTTAGATATTTATTTATATCTCCTCTAAATAAAGAATCTAATTCGTCAGCGTCTATTCCTAAATCTTTTATATCATTTTTTAAAATATTAAAAAATTTCTTTAAACTTTTAGCAGCATCTTTTATTTCTTTATTAGGCAATGCACTTAAAGCACTTTTGTTTTTACCTATTTTTTTACCAGTAATAAATTTTCCTATGTTTTCAAACATATTATTTTTGTAAATGGTTGTTTCACCTTTAGCTATTATGCCAGCTTCTTTTGCTAAATTATTAGCTATACGATCAATGTTATCTAAATGAACAGTGGCTGCTTTCTTGTAAGCTTCTACAGTATCATATCCTTTTGCTAACAAAGGTTGAACTTCAACATCCATTTTGCCTGATGTTCTAATACTAGCTAAAACGTTATCTATTCTTTTAAATATTCTTTCTTTTGTATTTTCAGAACGAGTGTTAAATAATCTCCAATCTTGGTATTTTGGTACTCCTAATTTTTCTCCTGCTTTAATTCTTCCTGCGCTTAACGCTCTTATTGTTTGAGGAACTCCGGTGCGTTCACTTTTTAAAACATTAGCTAAAGGATTTAAAACATAGTTTCCAGATGCTCTTACAACGGGACCGCCCACAGTTGCTGCTGCTTTCGCTGTTCCTTTTATTGCTGGACCTATGAAAGTTGTTATACCACCAACAACAGGACCTGCTTCTAATCCAAACAATAACTTTTGTTGTAACTGAGCCGAAGCTCTTTCTCTACCTTCATATTGAGTAGGGTCTAATCTTTGCATAAACTCATCAGAGTACAGGCCAAACGCTTGACCTAAAGTTGCATCACGAGATGTTGCAGCTATCGGTTCACTAACTACTGCAGGTAAGGCATAGTATCCTAATTTAGCCGCTGTGCCTTTTATGCCTCCGGCTTTTGCCACCTCTCCTAGTTTTTTTACTTTAGATACTTTGCTTGCTATTTTTAAAGCCGCTCCATAAGGCACACCGTACTGAACAACTGTTTCAACTAGTTTACCAAGACCATCATCTACGTTTATTTTAGGATAATTTTCTTCTAAATATTCTAAAAAATCAGTATCAAGAGCGTAGTCAGAAAAACCGGCACCTAGTTCTGCTATACCTTCACCTATTTTTAAAAGACCGGAACCGAGTCCAAGACCAATTTGTTCGTAGAACTTTAACCCTTGAGTTCCTGAATCTCCGTATAAATAATTATCTTTTTTTTGAGCCATGAGTCATTAACTGTTTCTCATTCTAATGGCTTGTTCCGTTGGATCCAGTAAAGCAACTTCTGTTGGAGTTAAATTTGCTCCCGCCCCCGTCTGAGTTGCTGTGTTTGGTTGAGCTGGAACCGCAGTAGGAGCGGTTATCGGCATAGCAGGTGCAGACATTTTTTCTTCTACTCTACTAAAATCCATTTGGTTTATTTCAGGTAACTGTAATCTAACATCATATTTATCATTAAAATCATCTGCGTCTCCTCGTGTTTGAATTGATGCAAAATCTGCAAAAGCATCGGGACTATACGCTATTAAACTAACTATTTCATCGTCTATAAATTCTGGAAGTTTTTTTCTTAATTGATCTTTGGTCATAACCATAGGCGCTTTTTTAGAAATAGGTTGAATTAATTCTTCTTTTTGTTCTTCTGTAACTAGTTCACCTTCTTTATACCCAACACGTCCTCCTGTTTTAAAACCAACTCGTCCGCCCTTAGCATATTGATAACCGCCTTTCATACGTTCAATAACAATCCTTCCTTCTCTTGCCATAGTCAAAGGAGCCTCTGTCTCTGTTACTTCTGTTGTAAGTTGACCTTCAGCATCTAAATATAAAGGCTCCGTTCCTGCTATCTGAATTCTGTATTGATTAGGAGTATACTCACTAAAACTACTAGGGTCATTTATCTCTATAATTTTATTAGATATTTTTTCACTTACTGCGCTTAAATCTTTTGGTTTTTGAACTCCAATAAAGAATGCATTTGTTAATTGTTTATGAAGATCTGTTCCAGGTTCTGCTCCGTTAGCCGCTAATAAAAAAGATAATTGTTCCATTCTTTCACCTGAAGATCCGTACTTTCTTGTGTAATCTTGTTTTAAAAAATAATCTTCCATATTTTTGCTACGAGTTATGTCGTCTTCTAGCCTGTTATATTTAGTCAACATATCAGCTGTCTCTTGTTCAGCTTTTAATTTATTAGTAGCTATAACTTCGTCAGTAAAGGCGTCTACACCAGCTGCAACTCTAGACTGACCAACTCTTAAATTAGGATCATTCATAGCTTGAACTGTTTTTAAAGCTATGTTTAATCTGTTGTCTTTTCTTTGTTTTTCTCTCAAAGTTTGAAGTTCATTATCTAAAGATTCTCTGTTTGACAAAAGATTTTTTTGTTTTACCATAAGATCCTCATACATCTTACTAGTTTGTGATTTTGCTTTGGCATCAATATTAGGTTTTGTAGTTTCTTTTATTGGTTTTACAGAATCAAATTTACCTAAAGCTTTGTCTTTTTCTTCGTCATTAATTTTATTTGTTATTAGTTTATCTTTTACAGGAGTTTTTTTAGCTAATTTAATTATAGTATCTTCATCATAAGATTTAGCGGCTTCTAGCTCTTTTTCAAATTTTTTTCTTTTTTTAGGAATTAGTTCATCACCTATTAAATAATCTGGAGTAAAAAAATCGACAGTTTTGCCTAAACCCGTTTCATAAAATGGAACTTTATTTTTACCTAGAGCTATGTCAAAATTAGGCATCGGTCTTCTAACTCTGTTTCTATCTAATCTATAATCAACTGCTCCCGTAATATAATCAGGTACTCCTTCAGTTTCAGGTAAAGATAGTTTCGGATTGACTCTGTTGCCGTTAGAATAACCGACTCGTCCGCCAACCTTGTACCCTGGTCTGTAGGCCAATCCACTAGCTATACCAGAACTACGATGATTGTGTTTAATTTTTTTAAATAATTTTCTGTTTAAAGTTTTATCCATATCACTGAAACGCTGATAGTGCCCCTATTCCAGCTTGAATACCTGTTAAAATGGGATTAGGTGCTTGAAACTGTTGAGCCGATGTTGGAGCTCCTCTTAAAGCACTAGCATACTGACCCAATCCAAAGAAAGGAGTTTTATAAGTTGCTAAATTTTGAGCGCCTATAATTTGTCTTTGATTTTCTCCTAAACCGTATAATGTGCTAATGTCTCTTCCCATACCTTGTTGTGCTTGTTGTCCCAATCTACCAAACATTTGACCTGCTTGTAACTGACCAAGTCCACCTTTAAGAGCTGCTTGTTGCGCAGCTTGAAATCCTTGCATATTTAAACTACCCAATGTTTTAGCTGCGGTATCTGCTTGACCTCTTGCTAATTCAGCAGACATAATTGCATCACGAGTGCCTGATCCTGCAAATGCTCCTGATTTAATTGCCCGTTGTTGTTGAGCTGCTGTTTGTTGTCCAAACATTCTGTTTAGATCTTTCATTGTAGTATCTCTAACTTGAGAGATAAACGGATTCATGTAAGCTTGAGCGCCACCAGGTCCCAAAGCTGCTTGTCCTGCTTGCAAAGCTTGAGTACCTGCTGTTAAAAATGGTTGATATGAACCTATGCCAGCTTTAGCTAATGCTGTTGCATCTTGTTGTAACTGAGTTAGTCCTGGAGCAAGTTGTTGTCCAGTGGGCACATTTCTTGGATCTATCATTTCTCGATAGCCCGGCATTATATATTTTGCGTAATCCTGCTGTGTTAATTCTTCCATCGTAGCCATTATGCTTGTGCCTCCAAATTGTTCATTAGATCATACATTCTTTGTGCGCCAACGTCTACACTTCCTCCACCGGCTGCACGAACAGCGTCCGCTGTCATTACAAATTCATTTTTTGATAATCTTGCTGGTACATCATCCGCTCTTTCTTTGGAGCCTACAGGTATAAAACCACCGCCTCTATAATCCATTTCCATTGCTGGTTCGCCTCCATTTGCTAGACCAATAATACCACCGTCTGCACTTCCTGCAATAAATCTTCCTGCTGTTGGATCAAGATTTAATTTAGGAAATATTTCTTTAAGCATAAAATCTCTTGATTTACCATAATATGTGCTGTTTATCGCTTCTCTAATACCAGGAGAAATTTTTACATTTCCTTGTAGTCCCACGAACATCCCATCTTTAAAGCCTATTCGTCCTCCGTCTTTTGCATTTGGAACTGTAGTGAATACTTTATTACTATCGTACATTGTGTTTTTAAATTTAGGATTTACATTGACAAACATATCACTGGTTCCCCTTATATTAGGATCCATATAACCTAATTGATTACCTACCTGAAGATTACTAATACCGCCTTCGCCTCCGCCCTCCAACAAAGCAGCTAAGGCTGCTGCACTACCTACTCCGAGAGCTATTTTTTGACTCACTGTCATGCCATCAAATATTGCTTTAGCTCTAGCCAACAATCCTTTTTTTTCAGCAGCTGTTTTTGTTGCTTTCGTTACTCCACTAACAGCATCGGGAGCTTTGCCATCAAAGAAACGACTTTTTGTTAAAGACGAATCAGGAGAAGTTGCTGGTTGTTTAAAACTTTCTAATAATTTACCTATTCCCGTGTCTGTTCCAAGTGGTGAACTTAAACCAAGTCCACCCGTTCCTGAACCACCTAAAAATTTTGGAGCTCCTTGAAATCCTGCTCCTCCTAAAAAACGTGCTCCTTGTCCCAAGGCATAAGCACCGAGTCCTCCTGTTAAAGCTCCTTTAAATCCTCCTGAACGATAACCGCCAAGAGCTGATAAACCTGCTCCCAAAATTGGATTAAAAGGTGCTATTACTTTTCCAACAACACCTACCTCTTTTGGTATAATTTTCTTAAGTTTCTTTTTTATTTTGCTTCCAATACCCATAAATATTAACTCGCTGCATAGAGTGGCATGTAATACGTAGTGCCACCTTGTTTAACTTTTATAAATCTATTTATACCTCCTGAAACATTACCTGTTGTAGTCACAACACTATTTGTGTTTGCTGCACCAGCAGTTCCGTCAAAGTCTATAAATGGAGCATCGGCATCATCTTGATCCAATGTTACGCAGGGGTTGCCGCTAGACCCTGTATATTGTAGTTTTGCAGCAGTACCAGAAGCTGTGACAGTTAAACCTGTCAAGGTTCCTACACTAGTTATAGCAGTCTGCGCGGCTGTGGTCAACGTTAAATCTGACACATAAGTTTTAATTCTTGAGGCCCTAACCTTCTTATTATCACTGTTAGCGTATGTATCTGTACCTAAATTTAAATCCAACATAAAAAATACGTCATCATTATTGATTGCATCACCTTGAGTTGTAGCTCCAGCAAGGTCTAATTTTGTTATAGCTATATCAGCTGACGAGCCAACTTGTGCGTTGTTCACTGTCGCTGTACCGATTGCCGGTGCTTCAAAACCAGTGTCAAGGTCTAAGTCTTCCGTTGCTACAGCACGGTCTATTTCAAGAATGTTTTGCTCAATTACACTTGTAAGAAGATTTATATGTTCACCTAAAGCGTCCGTTGTCGGTTGTCCGTCGAGCGCTGAAAATCGTGGTAACGATCTAAATCGTGATCCTGACATTATCGTTTACCGTCAGGTTGAATATTCAAACGAATGTCACCAAGTCTCCAATGTGAACTGGTTGCATTACTTGATAGAATCATAGACATCTGTCGTCCGCGTGCTCTTATACTTGCAAACTCAGTTGATGTTGCAAGTGTTTCAGTTGCCTCTGTTAATTGAGAAGCGTTCGGGTACAATCTAAATTTTAAATTCATACTGACTGAACCAACTTGATCATCAAAGTCAGGTACAATTTTATCAATAAACATAATATCATCACCATCTTGCGGTAAATCAATATCACCGGATGTTAAACTACAAGACATGGCCGACGATTCATCATCAGTGCCAAACTCGTGTTTGTAGATGTATGACGATGTTGCAGAAACTGAACTTGCAATTGGGTTATCGTAAATACCTTCAGGTGCCCAAGCACCTCTAACTAATGAACCGATAGACCACACTCGTTCTTTGTAGTTATAAATTACATACTTAGTAATATCATCGGACGCTATATCATTTGTTATAGGATAAAACCACCATACTTCATTAAACTTAGGGTTTATACCTGCAAAACATTTCATCTTTTGTTGTTTACTTAAGTTATCAAACACATGACGTTCAACGGAACATGGTATTTGTTGTACTCCACCAGAAAACTGATAAAAGCCATCGTTACCCATCCAAAATACAGTGCCATTAAACTCGGCTGCTGCTTGTGGTCCAACAATGCCAGCGTTTTCTGCAACTTGTTGAAATGCAAATACATCAGGTTGACCGACAAAGGTCATGGTAAATACCGATGTATCAGAAAATATTAATATTGTACCTCGTGTACGTATAGCTCCAAGTAATAAGTTACCTCCTGTCAATACTTGTGCGCCTGCAAAATTAGAAGTAGCCGCAACAAAATCTGAAATATCTGCAAGATCAGAAAAAGCTACATTCATAGGGTTTGCTGCTGTGCCATCATGAGCTCCGTACAACACAACTTGTCTCGATGCAGAGTTTACAATCACACCATTTGCAGAAGCCGGAACTCCTGTGGTTGTTTCTGTTACAGCATTAGTCGCTGCATTTGATTGAAAAGCACTTGTATCTAATCTTACAAGTCGCCCACCAATACCGTTGACACCAATTAAATCTTCACCAAACATATCTAATGTCCACATAGTATTATAAGTATACGTACCTGAACTAATCGTTGTGTGTTGTGCGCCGGCTGTGTAATTTGAAGCTGGTGTAATATCTATATAACTACCTGCACCATCATCATACAAATATAAATGACTGTGAGTACCAATACCAATATAACGTTTTGAGTTGTTGGCGCGATATGGAAGTAATGCTCGAACCACTCCACTTGCAATATTGTCTGTGTCTAGTTTTGCCCAACCACCTATTTTTTCAGGTCGGCCTTTCATAAAACGAACTTTATCAGAATCAATATATTTACCTTCTTGCGAATAAACAGTGTCATCTGTAAAAATTCCAGGTTGTAATTGTATTTTTGATAAAGGCATTAGCTCACCCTTATTAATGCTGTTGTCGCTGACGCTGTTGGTAATGTTATTGTTAATGTGCCACTAGATACTGATTTTGTAGCACCAAAATCTATGACTGCTATAGCTCTATCACTAGCAGATGAATTGTATATCAAAGCTCCTGCAGCATCACTAATTGTTGCACTTGTAAAAGATACATTATCAAAATCAACAAAAGCCGTAGTGCCTGATAATGATACAGCAACGTTTGCAAGTGTTGCACCGCCAGCCGTGTACCCTGTGCCGCTTGACTCGTTTGTTGTAGAATAGGCCGTAGTCGTTGCATCAAGTGTAGCACTTGATGTAAATAATGCCATCTTCAATGTATGACCATCAAGATCATGTAGACCTTGTAGAAGTTCTTGTTTGAATGAATTACATAGTGCTTGTGTTATTGCCATAATATCTCCTTACGGACTAATAGATGTCCATGATTCACCCGTGCCACCTGCGTTGACCGTTGACCATGTTTCTCCTGTCCCTGATGCGCTGATCTCTGTCCATAATTCGACTGAAGTGTCAACGCTACCTGCAAATGATACTACACCAAAAGCGTTTTCACCAAAAGTAGAAGTTTCTATTTTTTGAACAAGGTCGGTTGATATAGCCGAAAGAACGTATACCGGTGACCAATGTTCAGTAGCCATTACTCAGCCTCTGGATCTTCTGACTTTTCCTCAGTTTCTTTATTTTGTGCAGCAGTCTCCGCTCTAAGCACATCCAATTCAGCTTGAAGTTTTGCATTAACATCAAGTGCTTGGTTTCTTTGCTTAGTCAGCATACTTATAAGACCGTTCACATAATTTTGAGTTTTTTCGTCCATTTCTATACCTTTCGTAAGTTATATTAACTATCGCTTAATGTACTTACATCGAACGAATTGTCAATAGTGTCTACTGCCGGTGGGTTCTTGTATACGTTATGTTTTTTTGCAAACATATCATCCCAATGAGCCTCGTCCATAAGTGCTAGTATCTCAGTTTTAGTATAGCTACCCGGTGCTTTTGATGGTGTGTCTATCTTTTCAGATTTACTGAATGTATGAGAAAAGTCACCATCAGTATATTTATACTCAACGGACCATTCTGTTACATTACCATCAGCATTCTTTTTTGGTTTAGCTGATACCCATGTTTTAGTCACTGCCATATTATTCTCCTTTTATGGTTTTTATTTATTGTTGTAGAGTTGTTATTTTAACCGACAACTCTTTTACGGTTTTTATTTATTTTGCTCTTCCGCCTTTTTTATGTACTGTTCTTTTTTTTGATCGGCCAGGTGGTTTATCTGTCATCATTTTACTTGTGTCAATTTCAATAATTTTACCAGTTATGTCTCTAACTTTAAAAACGTCTTTACCACTTCCATTTTTTTTAACCATATTATTCTCCTTTTAGAGCTTTAACTTCTGCGGAAAGCTCTTTTACCGCATTTACCAAGACTGTTACTAGTCTTTCGTATTTCATTCCATAAGAACTGCCATCTTCAGTTAAATTAACTGTAAGCATATCCTCTCTTTTTTCAGCATAGCCAAAAGATTTTTCAACCTCTAAAACATCTTGTGCTAAAAATCCTAAATGTAACCTGTCTCTCTTTTTAGAACCATCGGGAGTTCCAAAAGCATTATTCTCATCTCCATACCAAGTTCTTCTATCCCATCTATAAGTTACAGGTTGTAATTTTTCAATCCATTCTAAACCTACGTTAAAATTTTCAATATCAGTCTTATCTCTTTTATCAGAAGAAGAAATAGAAGTATCAGCACAGAAAAAATCACTTATGTTGTTATTGCCTAAACATATTGTATTGCTACCTGTTGTTATAGAACCAGATGGTGAAGCTGCTACTCCAGCGTCCATTCCAATACATATATTATTACCACCACTTGTTATTAATGTTGCGGCATCATAACCTACAACAGTATTAGATGCACCAGAAGTAAGCCTGTATAAAGCAAAATTACCAATTCCTGTATTTTCATTTCCAGTTATATTGGCATCATATCCAGCTCTACCCCCAACAAAAGTATTACCATCTCCAGTTGTTGCATTAAATCCAGTTTCATAACCAATAAATGTATTTTGTACTCCAGTTGTATTGTCTGAGCCAGCATTATATCCTAAAGCGGTATTACCATCACCAGAAGTCAAAGCATCTAAAGTGTAGTTACCTACTGCTACGTTGTATTCACCACCAGCTATTGCACCACCTAAAGCTGCTCGACCAACTCCTACATTGTTTGTTTCAGTATCGTGTCCGTCACCAGCAGCTTGTCCAACAAATACAACACTATTTCCTGTGGTTAAAGACGCACCAGCATTTTGACCAATTATTACAGAACTGTGTCCTTCTGTCATTGCTTCAGCAGCGTCTGCACCTATTATTACATTTGAAGAACCTGTTGTAATTGCTGTTCCAGCTTCATAACCAATAGCCACATTACTATCAGCAGACGTCAAAGCATCTAAAGTAAAGTTACCGACAGCAACATTATATTCTCCACCAGCTATTGAACCTGACATTGCTGTATGACCAATAGCCAAGTTGTTTGCTTCAGTATCAGGAATTTGTAATGCGTTTCTTCCTATTGCAATATTTCCATCAGTAGTAGTTGTTTGAGCTAATGCGTCTTGACCAACAGCTACATTATTAGCACCCGAAGTAATATCTTTACCAGCATTAGTTCCTACGCAAACATTTCCATCACCATCTGCAATAGCCTCACCAGCATTATATCCAACTAAAGTATTACTACCACCAGTAGTAATTGCAGTACCGGCTCCGTAACCAACAGCAGTACAATTGTCAGCAGAAGTCAAAGCATCGAGTGCGTAGTTACCAATGGCTACATTATATTCTCCACCTGCTACAGAACCACCTAGTGCGGCTTTACCAATTGCTAAGTTATTACCCTCAGTATCAGCAGCATCAATAGCTTGATAACCTATAGCAATATTATCTGCTCCAGTAGTAATTCCAAGTCCAGCGTGATTACCAAGTGCTGTGTTATTACTAGCGGTAGTAACAGCTCCTAAAGCAGCTCTACCAAATGCTGTGTTACTTGAACCCTCAGTAAGTGCATTTAAACCACCTGAACCTCCAGCAGTATTATCAGAACCCGTAGTAAGATATTCTAATGATTGATTTCCTATTCCTGTGTTATTACTACCTGTGGTTATTGCACTACCAGAAATGTAACCGATAGCAGTATTAAAATCACCAGAAGTCAAAGCATCTAAAGTATAATTTCCAACGGCTACGTTGTATTCTCCGCCAGCAACCGATCCACCCAATGCACCTTCACCTATTGCAAGGTTATCGTTTTCAGTGTCAGCAGCATCATACGCTTCAGCACCTATTGCTATTATTCTTACACCTGAAGTATTAGATTTTGCAGTTTCTTTACCAATAGCTATGTTACCAGTGCCCGTGGTGTTTCTTAAAGTTTGATAACCAACAGCTACGTTGTTGCCACCACTATTACAATTTTCTAAAGCCTGTTTACCTACGGCCACGTTTTGGCTACCAGAAGTAGTGTCTAATAATGTTTCAGTTCCCACGGCAACATTACCAGCACCACTTGTAAGATTTTTTAATGCTCTTCTACCAAATGCTTCATTTTCAGAACCAGTAACAGTTCCAGCCCCCATGGCCTCATTACCAACAGATGTGTTAGATGTGCCAGAAGTTAAACCACCACCAGCACTATATCCCAAAGCTGTGTTGTTATCTCCCGTTGTTATTGCATCAAGTGCCGTTAGTCCGTAAGCAGTATTATTAGCCGCTGTATCATCTGTACCTGATACATCGTGAGTATAAATAGAATTATTAGTTGTATCACTAAAAAATGTAATACCTGCAACAGTAGTGGCTGTGCCTGTTGCACCTATTGTACCACCAGCATCAGTTACTATTGATCCTGTTACGTCTATGCCTGTTGAGGTTGTAGTTAATTTAGCTGCATTATCATGTCTCAGTTCAACAGCACCATCTGTTAAAAATCTTGCTAAATATTCAGAAGCACTTTTTTGTAAAAAAACACCAGTTCCATTGGATTGAATTTCAATACTACCAGTTCCCGCATCTGATATAATAGAGTTAGAACCATCGTGATAGATTTCTAAATCATCTGAATCACCTAATAGTATTTTTTTGCTATCCGCTAAATCAACTTGCCCATCTTTTAATGTTACACCGTCAACGGCTACACCATTGGCGCTGGTTTTTTCTGATATAGTATCAACTCTTATTTCACTCATAGTTTATCCTTAACAATGCAACGTGCATGGAACAGTATAACTACCATCACTGTACGTTTCTACTTTAATATTTGAATTTACCTTGGCAACTATAGAACTTTGAACATCCGCTGTTATTGATGTGCTTCCTTCTAATACTTTTGCTGTGCCGTCACCATTAGAAACAAGTAAATCACCAGCTTCTACAGTTACATCTTTGCTAACTCTTACAATAAATGTACCAACTTGTGCAATGTTCATATCATTGACATCACCATCAAGCCCATCATCAGCATCATCCCAGTTTGAGAATATACCATAAACTTTCTTACTATTCGCTGTATCAGATACTTTACATTTAGTGTGCTTAATGTCATCTTCCTTTATAATAGTTCCTGTATATTCAATTCCATTAGATGTAAAAGTGATTGCATCACCCACAGCTTTACTGCCTAACGCTATTGATTCTTTTATTGTATATGCTGCTTCTTTAACATCACCAACAGTTTGAGTTGCTGCCCATCTTACATCACCAACTTCAACATCATCGGGTAAAGTGTTATCTTCTGTCCAAAGAGTATCTTGAGTTTCTTTATCTTCAGCAGTCCATAAAATTGCAGGTACTTCTGCAACAGCTTGATACCAATCACACATTTCATCTATTGATTCCATTATAGTTCCACGTAAAATTGTTGGCTTGGAGTTGTCAGCAAGTCTTGACCAGTGAGAGCCAGTAAAACCGTTATAAGAAACTGTTGAACCTGATACTGAGATTGTTCCTTCTTCTGTACTTGCTTGTCTTAGCGATACAATAGTACCATCATCTGCAAGTCTATTAAAAAGCGCAGCAACATTTGCCGACCTTGTACCTATAACAAGACCACTTGAAAGAATTTCTCCACCTGCAGTGCCTGAGCCTTGTGATGATTTACCTACCAAGAAGTGACCAGAACTATCAAACCTTCCCTTTATAGAACCATCAGTACCAAACTTCATTTCGTCTGCACCATGGTCGTAAGTTAAAATTCCTCTATTAGCTGCACCATTATCAGCAAAATGTATGTTACCTGAAGTTGATGTACTAGAACCTATAGTCATTCCAGCATTTCCATTTGACTCTAAAAATAATTCATCTGCGTCAGAATTTGGGCCTGCTGTACTATCGGAAGTTCTAACTGCTAATTTTGCTGGATCAGTTGTTGTACCTATTGAAACATTACCACCACTAAAAAAACGCATTCTTTCAGTGTTGTTGGTAGTAATAGCTATTGTATTTCCTGAAACTTCTTCAATAAAAGTATCTCCACCACCATCAAGATATAGTCTTGAAGTTGCAGAAATATCCATATTCCCTGCAACAGACAACGTTTGTGAAGGCGATGCAGTTCCGATTCCAACATTACCTCCGTTTTCAATAACCATTTTAACATTACTACCTACAGTAGAGCCTGTTCCAATTACTAAATCATCAGCAGAATCGTCTAAAGCTATATAAAAATCTTGTGCGTTGCCATCGAAGACTAGCTTTGTGTCCTCTGCTCCGCCATCACCGATTGTTACTGATGGTGAACTTCCAGCAAAAAAAACAGGTTTCTGAAAAGTTGTATCTCCTGATGAATTAATTTCAAATACTCTATCAGAACCTAAACCGCTTCCAACACCAATCCTAAATTCATCTGCTGAGTCATCAAGTCCTACAACAAAGTCAACTGCGTTACCATCAAAGATAAGAGCCGCATCTTCAGCACCACCATCGCCTATTGTAAATGTAGGTGTAGTACCAGCTAATGCAACGTCCCCGATAATGTTACCGTCTTTGATGGTTAGACCATCAATGGTTACACCGTTCGCGGATGTCTGTTCGCTGATCGTGTCTACTTTTATTTCACTTGTCATAATTTGTCCTTAACAATGCAACGTACAAGGCACGGTATAACTACCGTCACTGTACGTTTCTACTTTAATATTTGAATTTACTTTGGCAACTGTTTTGCTTCTTATAATATCATCATCTTGTTTCTTAGCTGTGCCATCACCATTAGATACAAGAAGATCACCAGCAGAAACAGTTACATCTTTATTAACTCTAATAATATATGTTCCAACTTGTGCGATATTCATATCATTAACATCACCATCAAGTCCGTCATCTTGATCATCCCAATTTGAGAATACGCCATAGACCTTTTTACTATCTGCTGTGTCAGAGACTTTACATTTAGTATGCTTTACATCACCTTCTTTAACAATAGTGCCTGTGTACTCAGTTCCATTAGATGTAAATGTAATTGCATCACCAACAGATTTATCACCTAAAGCTATTGATTCTTTTACTGTGTGTGCTGGTGTTACGTTGCCTTCATCATCTGTGCTTTCTGCTACTTCTGCAACAGCTTGATACCAGTCACACATCTCATCTATTGAATCCATTATAGTTCCACGAAGTATTGTTGGTTTAGAATTATCAGCAAGTCTTGACCAGTGAGAACCAGTAAAACCGTTATAAGAAACAGTTGAACCACTTACTGAAATATTACCTTCAAGTGAACCATCTTGTTGAAATTTAATTAACTCCCCATCATCTGTATTTCTTTGCACAATTACAACTGTTCCACTAGCACGAGTAAATACTGCTTTTCCATTTGCTTGTAGTTCGTGACCAACTGTGCTTGTAGCGGCTGATGTTTTTGCTACAAATATATTACCAGAACTATCTATTCTCATAGATTCACTACCACCAGTAGAAATTATTAATGATTGAATTGCTTTAACAGTTCCATTAGTTCCATCTGATTCTAATGCCATGAAATTTGATGTACTAGTACCGTTTCTACTTATTCTAATTACACCACCACCAGATGAGTCAACATGAAAATCTGCACTTGGGTCACAACCAACTCCAACCCTATTGTTCCCACCATCAACAAATAACATATTGGCATTACCATTAGATTCTACTCGGAAGTCTAGGTCTTGAGATGCTTCGTTAATAACAGTTTCACCTGAATCCATTTCTATTCTACTGCGTAGTGTTCCAGCAAGCATTACAGAAAGATTCATATAACCATCTTCAGCTCCATCGCTAACATCTGTAGTTAAAGTTTCTATTTGTCCGTATATTACGTCTTGTGAGTTATCGTTACGACCTTCAAAATCAATCATACCTAAACTGTCACTATCTGCAGGTGAACCAGAATTTCTATATAGTCTTAAGTTAGGTCCAATATTAGCATCAGCATCTGTTGATATTAATTGAAGGTTATCGCCGTTACCAGAAGTTGTAATTGCCACCACTCCATCAGCATCAATAGCTAATCGTTCTGCGCCAGATGTAAATACTTTAAAAGTGTCACCACCAAATAATTTTATAAAACCTACAGTGTCATTTTTTTGAATAACCATGTCATCAGTATCAGCAGTGTCACCGGTGCTTTGTAATCTTATGTTAGCACCATCAGAGTTATGGCCTTTAATGTGTAGTGTTCTGCCTGAGTCTACATTGTTAGGAGCTGTTGCAATACCTATATCACCGTCAGCGTTTAATTGTATGTCAGCACTTGTGCCTACTGTTGAACCTCTACCAATTATTAAATCATCAGCAGAATCGTCTAGAGCTATATAAAAATCTTGTGCGTTGCCGTCAAATACAATCTTAGTGTCTTCCGCTCCAGCATCACCGATTGTAAGTGTGGGAGTTGTTCCATTAATTAATAAGCTTGAGCCAACTGTAACAGTAGAATTAAAAACCGCGGTGCCTTCGGCAGATACATCAAAAGCTAATAATGATATCTCACTACCACCATCATTACCTTTAATAGTTACATCACCATCGCTAGTGCTGTTCTTAATTATACCGTTAACGCCGTCAAACTCTAAAGGCATTACATCACCACCACGACACCTGTTATGGTTACGATGGCGTTAAATGTAATTGGTCCTGCAAGAACTGCATGACCTACAACTTGATTAACATCAACAGTAGCATCGTGTTCAGGTATAACCTCTGATGCCATTCCACCTGATCCAACAAATAACGGACCACCTATTTCTTCTTTGTATGCCATAGTTACTCCTTATGTACTAATCGAATCTACTCTACTAACCCAACAATC